TTTTACAAACGGATTAGTTCCGAAGGAACATCCCGTAAAGGAGTGATTCGATGAAACCGAAACCGATCATCAAGAAAGCCAAGCAGATCATTAAAAGAAAGCTGAAAGCCTTAGAAAAGAAAACAATCAAAGATTTGTTTAAGGAAAATCTTACCCAAGCAATAGATCCTGATACTCTTCCACCCTATCAAATATATGAACCTGAATCTTATACAGATGGACCTGAGGGATTTGTCAAATGGTGTGAGGATAACGTCTTTATCCCGATCTATCCTTTCGGTTCTACGATGGCTGTTTGGTGTTCTATCGGGGAATTGCCTGATACCATCAATCCAGAAACAGGCCGATCTTATAAATACATTTGGGAACAGCAAAAAGACGTTGCCCGAAATGGATTGAGAATGGTTGATGGGAAGTTTCTCTTTCGGTTGATTGTTTTGTGCTGGCCACGTGGTGAAGGCAAATCTTTGTTTGTCTGTTTGATTCAATTGTGGAAATTCTTTAACTGGTCTCGCCAGCAGATCGTTCTTGGTGCAAATTCTAAAGACCAAGTAACATTTGTTCACTTTGACATTATACGGGATATTATCCTGAACAGTCCAAATCTTTTAGCATCTGTTGGCAAGAAGAATATCTTGGAAAAGAAGATCAGAATCACCGATGACAGAGGAAATGATGTTTCCGTTATTCGTGCGATTTCTTCATTCAGTGGTATTGTTTCTAACATTACTGGATATACGTTTTCAGAAATCTTTGACATGAAGAATCCAAAGTTTTTTGTACAGCTTGACGGTTCTATTCGTAATATTCCGAATGCCATCGGTGTCATTGACTCTACCGTGTCCGCAAAGTCTCATATCCTTTATAAGCTGTTTGAAAGCTTTGTTGATAGAACAAGCAAGACAATTTACTTTGATTATCGATTCAGCAAAGACGGGAATGCCAGCGATTATTGGAATCCCAACATGTCTCAAGCACAATTAAATGATTACCGTGCGAAATTCCCTCTAGGTGATTTTGAACGATACTTTTTGAATGTGTGGAGTTCTTCATCTCAAAGGATCTTTACTCCAGAGATGCTTGAAGCAATGAAGTATATCGGAATTGACAGAGCTTTAGGGAATAATGTCGAATTGATGGATGCTTTGGAAGTTAAAATGAAAGCTGAAGAAGGCATAAAGTCTTTTGTGAAATTCGGTGTCATGGATTCTTTGCTTGAAAAAGATCGAAAGACGGTCATTGATATTGGTCAAAGATTAATGCCTTTAGAAAATTATTATTCTTTGAGAGATTCTAATGGATTACCAAAAATGACAGGATTAGATACTCTTGAAAAGCTCGGAAAACTGTTTGATACGAATTGGGCTATCTTGGGAGCCATTGATAGAGCAGATCCTTTGAAAGCAACTAATCGTGGTGCTAAAACAATCTTTACATGTATTGCAAAAGGTTTACCCGGTAGTGCTTCTCGTCCGTTTATACTTTCAGAAGGGAATACTGTGCCGAACTATATTTATTTCATGCTTCATTTTGTCAATGTGGAAGATCATAGTCTGGAAGCATTGAAAGAGATTATTCTTGAATGTCATAGAGAGTTTGGCGGCATTGATAAGTTATGCGGAGAACGATGGGGCATCTGGGATTTAGTTCCTTGGTGTGAAGAAAACGATATTCCCTTTGAAACAGTCTTTCCTGTCTATGAAAAACAACGTGGTGCATTTAGTGAACTGTATATCCTAGCTTCTACTGGTCGTTTCAAGTGCCCTCCTTTAGGAGTTGCTGGTGTCAAAGAACTTGACTTGTTTAGAGAAGAGGCCGGTGTCTTTTATCATGATTCTGATAAAAGATGGTTCGGTTCCCCTGAAAAGAATGAGAAACATGGTATTCAAGATGATAGTATGTTTGCAGTAGCGTGGTGTATTTTCGGTGGAAGAGAGCTAAATGCTACGGATTTCAAAGAAAGACATAAGAAATCTTACTTTGGAACCATGATTTTAGAGAAAAATCTAGCCAATTACGCATAATTTCCTTTACTTTTGTCCATTTTTTCTGTAATATCTCCCTAAAATTAGTAAATTTTGTTCAAAAAAGGAGCAAATATGAGTAAAAATACCACGAAAGATGCGATTTCTGCATTGAAAACATTGTCAGATGAGCAATTATCGGTACTCGCATTTGCGATGCCTTGGCAAGAAGGACAAGTTTCTCCAGATGCGGACAATGTTACAAAGGACTCTGATGGGTTTCCAGTGACCTCTGCTTTAGAAAATTTAGGGGATAGAGAGACATTACAGCAGACTTGCTGGAACAAATTTAATACAAATCCACAAGTAGGAACTGCTGTTAGAGGGCAAGTTGGACGATTGACGGGATGGGGATTTGAGGTTACTTCAGAGAATCAAGAGATTCAAGAGGCAATAAAAGAAACTGAATTAGATCCAAGAAATCGTTTATATTCTTTTTGGTCAAAGTATGTAGGCAGAGCAATCATTGAAGGAGAATTATTTCTTTGTTTAACAGTTCATCCGGATTCTTTTGTAGAAGTTGATTTCATTGATCCTTCTAATGTAGCTGGCGGTGGTGATGATGGTATTCTTTATCATCCTTTTAAAGCAACCTTGCCTTTGTTCTATTATGTAACTCCCCCAGATTCCCAGAATAATGCAAATCAAAGAGGTGCTATGTTAGTGCCTTCTATTTACACGGCATATTATCCTGATCTGATTAAAGAAGCTGAAAAAGTGTCTGGTTTCAATAAAGCTCTTTTAAAAGATTCTGAAGGCGGTTCTAAATATAACAAGTTAGGCAAATATAAACGATTTATTGTTGCTTGGGATAGATCGTTTATTACTCGGAGAAATATTTCTTATTTGAGAACTATTTTAGAATGGTTAAATCATTATGAAACATTGAAGAAATACGAAATTGATCATAAGAAATCAGCCGGTGCTTATTTGTGGGTTATCACGATGGATGATCCTAAAGCATTCAGAACTTGGTTGTCTTTGTCGGATGAAGAAAGAAGAAAAACAGGAATTATGGCAAAGAAAACTCCTGGTTCCACATTAGTGCTTCCCCCAGGAATGGCATTGACAGCACACAATCCAAAACTCCCTGCTATAAGTGATGGCGATACTGATATTCTGCACATGGTCACCAGTGGTTTAAATGAACCAGAAGATGTATCAACGGGCCAGTCTAAAGGAACATTTGCTTCTGTTAAAGCATCCCGTGGTCCAATGTCAGATAGAACATCAGATGAAATTGCTTATTTTGAACGGTTTTTAAGATATGATTTCTATAGAGCGGTATTCTTTTTAAAATCAAAAATGGGAAAATTCCCCGAGGAGTTTTCAGTAAAGGAAGCCGTTGATTACAATGATAATCAAGAACCAATTTTCAAGAAAGTAAAAAAGAAACCAGAAGAACTCATTGACATTTCATTCCCAGTTTCAGAAGTGATTGATGCTGAAGCAAGAGCAAGAGCATTCTTGGGCGTTAAACATGGTTCTGTTTATGATACTCTTGGTATTCCAAATATTGAGATTGCAAAGAAACTTGGATTTGGAAATTACCGAAGATTGCGATTGTTAAGAGAAACAGAATATAAAAAATATCCAGAGTTAGCACCGCCTGTTGATTCAGGAGGAGAGCAATTAGAACCCGGTAATAAAAGATTAGGTAAAAAGGGAAATAAGCCTGTTGTCGATAAAGATGGTCAACCCGTTGTTGATAAAGATGGGAAACCGGTGAAAGAAGAAAAACCGATAAAGGAGAAACCGATTGTTAAACCTATTGTTAAAAAATAAGAACAGGAAGGTCAATCATGAAAATGAAAAGAGCTTTGGTAGGGAATGGTGGGTTTGCAAGTGAAGTAAAAGCATCGTTGCGAAGAATGCATACACTTTGTTTCGTGGACGATGCTTATTACAAAGAAGAAAAGAATACATTACCTTTATCTAAATTTGATCCTGAAGAATATGAACTATTCATAACTATCGGGAATCCTCAATTAAGAGCTAAAATGGTTTCCAGACTTCCTAAGGAAACTAAATACTTCAGCATCATAGATCCGTTTGCGTTACTTCTGAATAAAGAAAGCATCGAAATTGGAGAAGGTAGCATTATTTGTGCCAATAGTTTATTGACTTGTAATATTAAGATCGGTAAACATTGTCATTTGAATTTAGCTACTTTAATTGGTCATGATGTAGTTATCGGTGATTTTTTCACTTCAGCTCCTGATGTTAAGATAATGGGCAATAATACTATTGGTGATGGTGTTTACTTTGGAACAAATGCCAGCACAAAAGAAAAGATAACAGTTGCAGATGGTATCATTGTAGGACTTAATGCAGGAGTGGTCAGCAATCTAACAGAAATGGGAACTTATGTAGGCACACCAGCAAGGAGGATGAAATGAGTGAAGGCGTGTATAAAATTACCGAAGAATTTGAAAAAGCTTTGAGTGATTACACAAGGGCTCCTTATGTGGTTACTGTAGACAATCAAAGCAATGCGTTATTTCTTTGTTTGATGTATGAAAATGTCAAAGGAAAAGAAATAACAATACCTGCTAGAACGTATCCTTCTGTACCTTGTGCTATTATTCATGCTGGTGGTAAAGTGAAATTTAAACCAGTAGATGGTACTACTTTAAAAGGAGCTTATTTTTTAGAAGGAACACGAATCATTGATTCTGCTTTAAAATTTACTTATAATATGTATATGCCCGGCTCCTTTATGTGTATTTCATTTACAGGTCCTTACAAGCATTTTAAATTATCTAAAGGGGGAGCTATCTTAACCGACGATTACCAAGCTTATTTATGGCTTAAACGAGCAAGATTTAGCGGTAGACGAGAATGTTCTTATCATACTGACAATTTTGATATGCTTGGTTGGAATTTTTATCTTATGCCTGAACTTGCGGCAAGAGGATTGCTTTTAATGAATCAGTTTTATGATTTTGATGGAAAACCTATTCATAATGAATCTTTAGAATTACCTTATCCTGATTTAAGTAAATTTGAAATATATACGAAAGGGGAATAGTATGGAAGTTCATAAGATATTGGAAAAGTCGGGTTATCAGTCTTTTGATTTTTTAGGAAGTGGTCCGAGCGGAAGCAGAAGTGGGGAAAAATACAAACTGTCAAAAATTGATGCTATGCCCTTGGAAGGTACTGATATTTTAGATGTTGGTTGTAATGCTGGGTATTTTTTATATCGAATGCTTGACAAGAATCCTAACTCTTTGCTTGGAATAGATTTAGGAGATGTTTGGATTAATATTGCAAATCTGTTAAACGAGCATCATTTTAAATCAGATAAATTAAAATTTATTTGTGGTGATTTCTTTACTCATACTTTCGATAAGAAATTTGATCTTATTCTTTGTATTTCCACATTTCATTATATGGTCAACCAACAGCAAGAGTTGATTGATAAATGCCATTCTTTATTGAATGAAGGTGGTATTCTTTTGCTTGAAGTGGAAGAATACATAAAGAATGATGTTCCTGAAGTCAATCACGATCCTCGTCCTTATGATCCAGCAAAATTAAAACTTGATTACCCAAATAATTT